TGATCATAATTATAAAAATTATGCAAACGACAAAAACTCAATAGGTATGCAAGAAAGATTTGTTCCATATGATAAACTCATCAATGGATGCTCAAATTTAACTAATCTAATTAGAAGAACCTACGAAGAATATAAAGAACAAACTAAAAATTGGATTTTTGTTTAAAAATGAAAGTGTGCTTAATATCAAGAGGACGTACAAGAAGTACTGTTGTCGTTAATAGTTTAGCTGAACAATTCAATATTGTTAACCTCGAGGAAATATACTTTAAGGCACAGCACGAAATAAAACAAAATGTCGATCATCGTAAAGCTATAGATTGGAATCTATACATTCCTATTTTTAATAGTAAAGTTAGTGCAATTACACGACAGCTATTAGAAAAACAAAGTTTTGTATGTAAAATTTTTCCAAGTATGTTAATATCTCCCCCGATGCATATAATAAAGAATTCTGAAACCTTAGACGATATAAAGCAGAGAATTATATTTAACCTTGAAGAATATCTTGTTTTATCACAATATGATAAAGTCTATTTCTTAGAAAGGAATCTACCAGAGAGTGCAATAAGTTGGGTATACTCTAATAAAACAGGTGTATATCACAAATACAAGAATAAACCGAATAATTATAAACCTATAAAACTAAATGAAGTAGATTACGCCAGAGCGAGGTTTTATGTTCTTGAATTTTTGTTACAACAAAAAATAAAAGAATTTTTACAACAAAAATCTATACCCTTCACAGTAATATCTGAAAATAATTTTGAAGATATTTTAAATGGGCACAGTAATACAATTGAAAAAACTCCTGTCAATTATAAAGAATTGATAGCCAACGCTGATGATTTAATTGCCTTTGTAGAAAAGATTCATAACGAATATTCAGTAATTGTTCAAGATTGGCAATACATATGAAAATAGGTATTATTTGTAGAGGTAGAACAAGAGGCACTGCCATATTAGATGCTCTATGCACTAAACACAACCTTAACAATAAAAATGAATTGTACTTTGATGTTAATGAAGTAATTTTGACTCATAGAGATTTAAGAAAAAATATTTCTATCCGTCAACTACAAGAACTGTTTACCAAGAAAATAAAAGAAACCACAACGAACTTATTTTTAGAAAATAACTTCGGATGTAAACTATGGCCAAGTATGCTAGCAATGCCTGCAAATGAACATAATATTTACAATGAATCATTAGAAGAAATAAAACCAACATTGATATTTGATGTAGAATATTATTTCAATATATCTAAATACGATCAACTTTATTATGTAGATAGAGACATTGAATCATCTACCTTAAGTTGGGTATATAGCAAAAGAACTGATATCTATCACACATATTCTGGTAACAAAAATAAATATTATCCTATCACGTTAAACAATGAAGATTTTGCAAAAGCAAAATTTTATATATTAGAATGCTGTTTACAGCAAAAAATTAAAAACTACCTTATTGAAAAAAATATAGCATTTATTGAAATATCCGATGAGAATTATAACCTTTATTCCGACGGAACTAAAACTTATGAAGAAACAAAGATAGACTACAAAGACTATATTACAAATTTTGTAGATTTTAAACAATTTATTAAAAAAACATACCAAGAATACAGTTTACAAACTGTAACTTGGAAATATTATTAAATTTGTTAAGTGCCTGACACCACATACATTGTCAGCATTATCTAGAAATTATCGGCCGTCTAGTTATGAGATTGTGCTGGTCGGTTCCGAGCCGCTAGCTTGCCCCCATGAATGGGCTACACACTTTCTCTTAGGGTCCGTTAGTGATAGTGCTATTTGTCTGCTACTAGGTTAATTAGACCCAACTCACAAGAATTTCGAGGCTCTTGCTTTCACACATCTAACACACTTAACAAAACTTGGTAGGGGGTATAGGACTTGAACCTATTTCTCTCTGCTTAAGAGGCAGGACTTCACCATCAAAGTTTATCCCCTATAAAAACAACAGGATGCTATTTTTGCTTTTTACCATAAAAGTTAAAATAGAATTTGCTGTTAGCATCCTCTAATTTGGCTCCGCATCTGGGTAACGATCCCAGCTAGTCATTGATTAACAGTCAAGTCCGTGCACCATGCTCGGATTCTGCGGAATAGAATTTGGCGCACCGTAGGGGACTTGAACCCCTGGCCTCATGCGTGACAGGCATGCGATCTAACCAACTGATCTAACGGTGCAATACTTGGTGGGTGTTGATGGTAACGCTCCACGAACTCGACTTCCTACCTCTCAGAGTAACGGATTTACAGTCCGCCGGCAGGGGCAACACCCTTATACTTTTTGATCAAAGTTAGTACCCTTTAATTCTTCTGTTTGTTGTTTTCCTTGAATATTATAAGGTACAAAACTATGTTCTACAATTTCTAAAATTCTCTTATTGTTATTATCTAAAATAGTGGTATATTGCCGACTAACCACTTTGTCGGGTAGTGAATGAATATAAGTTTTAATAGATTCAATAATCATTACACTATTTATTGGTACTCGGTACGGGAGTCGAACCCGTCTTTCCAGCGTGAAAGGCTAGCGTCCTAAACCGATAGACGAACCGAGCAAAAATTTTACCATATTATAACACACTACTCATCTGCTTTCCACTTGAGTAGGCAATTTGTCTGTTCGGCAATGTGTTATAATATGGTAGGACGTGCGGGGGTCGAACCCACGACCAATAGATTAAAAGTCTACTGCTCTACCAACTGAGCTAACGTCCCATATTAAACCAATAAACTGTTAAAGAGCATTGCTGATTTCTCAGCGTATGCACTTATTATATACTAGGTGGGATTTATTGTCAAGAGAAGAATGTCGGCTACTCGCACTACCAAGCCCCGACATGGGTGTAAGGTTCCGTCCTACTTGTCTCCATATGGACAGTCAAGTTCTGCCCCACGATATTTTTAAGTCGCCCTTGTTACTATGGGCCTTAAGGTAAAGTTCGTGCGTACCCGGCAGATATGGTAACTGCCTACCCACTTTATATAACGGCAAAGTGTAAACCGAGTGATACTGGATTAGGCCGAATCATGTGCGTCCACAATCTTGTTTAAAGTGTCGTATACACTTACCTAAACGCACTACTATTTAGCAGTCGTAACGATCTGCCATGATGGTCTTCATCATCATACCTTCAGGAGTAAACTCTTGAGGGTCTGCTGACAACAGACTGGTCATGATGCTTGGGCTGAACCCTGACACAAGTGCCGCACCACTCTTGTCTGACTTGACAGGGACATTCTCCGAACTGTTCAAGTTCCAAAAAACCACTGCAGGCATTTCATATCCAGCCGCCGCATACTTACGCTCAATCATTTCCATTGCTGAATCATCATGGCGTACGCATTGGTTGAATTGCATGTCTGACAGAATCAACAACATCTTTGGCATATCGCTTTGAGGGACCTTGCCCTTGACAGCGGTGCTTAGGATCTTGTCGAATGCCGCATGTAGATTGGTACTCATGCCCCAAGATGACTTGATCATTTGATCAGCCTTCTGAACGATGTTTCCCTTTAGGGTCAACAGTTCAGGCTTTTCGCTAAAAGTCAAGAAGGTTCCGTGGAACGCACCCTTGTTCTTATCAGCCAAGTACAATCCCAATGAGACTGAAACATCGATGCAACGAACATTAGTGTTCTTACCTGCTGGGCAAGTCATAGAACCCGAAACGTCAACAACTGGCATGATGTTAGCATCCCCAACATAGTTAGGCAATGCATCCCATTGTGCGACAATGTGATTCAATTCGGTCTTGTCATAAGACACACCACCGTATGCTGAAATCACACCCTTAAGGACATCATGAGGATAGATTGCGCCGGCGTTAACCTTAACAGTCTTGTCACCTGACACCAACTTCTGCACATATTCCGCAAACTTAACAGAATGACGGTTGAACGCCTTCTTATAGATACGGCTAGCCTGTGAAGGAACATGGCTAAAGTTGATGTTGTCCCAATCGTTTGCACACATTTGTGATTCTACGACCTTGGTCATACCGACCAGAGTCTTACGGTATTGCTTTGGAGTCATACCATAGAACTCACGAATTTCACGGGCAACAGGGCCCTTGCGAGGAGTCCACTTTGCTGCCAATCCGTTCTTAGCACGAAGGTTGTCACCCAATAGAGTGTAAGCCTTTGCCTTCATATCCTGAGACTTGAAAACGAACAGGTCATCGAAACGACCAAGTTCAGGCACACGGTTCATCAGTCGAACAGCCGATTGTGGATCGGTATTTTCCAGATGAGTCAAGATATCACGGAACAATTGGCGTTCGCCTGCCCCGCTTCGTGCATCCCGCGCCCACAATGCGATACGCAATGCTAGATCACGGTTCTCAACATACGCCTTAATAAAACTAGGAACGATGTTCTTACCACGGCTTGCACCGATGTTATAGAACAGATCCACTAGTGCGTTGGCACTAGACTTACGAGCCTTCATACCATTTTGAGTACGGGCTTCTTGGTTTGCTACTGCGTTAACAAATGCGTTCATTTGTGTTCTCCTTTCTGAATGCGTTGTTTTCAATTTACAAGTTTGAATTTAAAAGTTGCTGTTAGCATTCACATTATTCTAACAGGATGAGCGGAACAGTAAAGTTTATTATTCTGGTCTAGCCCCATCCCCAGTATATCGGTTCAGTTCCCTAGACCCTATCAACATTCATGTTGCCTATCTAAACTTGTGTCTGCGTTAGAAACATAGAATGTCTTCCCATTCTGCCGTCAGTTCCATTAGCGTCTAGTTTCCTAGAAAAAGCCTTACGGGCCACCGTCTACTGCATTTACTGTAGTCGTTTAAGTATTAAACTTTGTTGCTGATATCATCCTAAAAAGTAACAGGATCGTTGTTGC